AGCTGCACTTCTCAACAGCCAGCTTTCCATTCTCCGGATCTAACAGAAATCTGAAATACTGCGGTAAGCCAATAGCTTTCAGAGTTGTCTTGAATACAGTGATCCGTCCATATGCAACCGAGAAGCTAATTCCAAGATCAGCATTCTCCCACGACAGGTTCTCCATCTGACACCTCCTCTTCTACGTCAGGGTATACTTCGCCCGTAGAATTCGCAGGGGCAGAATTATCCTCAAGAGTAAGCTGCTTGCCAGCCTGCTCGATCTCCACAGGTTTCTTGTCGCCTGTGAGCATAGCTACGTTGATATACCCGTTCTCGACTGTGACCTGTGTCTGCTTTTTATGCTCTTCCACAGGGACTCCGAATGTTCCGGCAATATCCTCGGAGTAATATCCCTTCTTGTAGTCCACGGTCTCGTCGATCACTTCGCCCTTCTTGGGCTTTTCACGGAATGTCTCCTTCACGATCAGGTCGAAAACATAATAGGTCTCGCCCTCAAACTCGATCTTATAGCCCAGTATCTTATAACGGCACTTAGAATCCCAATGCATGAGTTCATACAGCTTATCCGTAAAATCAGGGCAGGTCATCTTACGGCTCTTACGCTTATCCGGCTTGGCTATACACCAGCGCAGAGCATCCTTGTCGTTCTCCTGACAGCCCTTGACCGCAAACTTTTTCTCGTCCTCGCAAAGCAGCAGCTGTACAAAGACCACATCTTCCAGACCGTTGATGCAGGCGGTATTGAACGTGATACTGCCTTTTCTGATCGTAACAGCCGGATCACGCAGGTGTGCAAACAGTTCCTTGCGGACAACCACAAAGTTATAGCTTCCGAAAGCCTGTTCCAGCTCTCTTCTTCGGAGTTCCTTTTCGGTAGTCAGTTCTTCGAGCGCCATTTCTTCACTCGTCGGCATCATCTGCTCGGTCATATCCTAAGTCCCATCCTTCCATAATTGTTTCAGCTTTCTTCATCAGCTCTGCAAGAGTTTCTGAAGATAGTGCATTCATTTCTTCTATAACCTTTGCCGGTCTGAGAACATCCCAGTCACCACTGTAGTGCTGCTGTGACAGCAGATGTCCTCGTGCAATCGATACGATCGGAGTTCCGAAACCTGCACCCCATGACGGCGGATAGACTCTCACTGTTTCCTGAACCACGATCTGCTCCTCATCATCTTTTTCAGGGACGATGACCTGCTCTACAGTTTTCGACACTACGGGTTCGTCCAGTTCAAATAGAAGGAGCTTATCAGAGCCGTTGCTGCGGAATTCTCCCTTAAATCTGTACTTGCCGTCATCCTCCCACGACATCAGGCTGAATATGACCTTTGCCAGCCCACGGCAGCTCATGCTGTTCACGATCCACTTATCTTCTTTCAACCTTCCCCAGTGGATTGCATTCGGATTATCGCTCTCACAAGGGCGGATCGCGATGCAGTTATTCACAGTGTTGATAAGCAGTTCTACGTACTCCACATCCTCAAATTTCTTTAGGCACGCAGTACTAAAGCGCATCTTTCCGCCTGAAATCGTCAGAGACAGGTCATCAGAAGACGGAAAGAAATGTGAACTGACACGCTGATATCCGTTCAGATTCAGCTTAAGGCCTGACTGGACATATTCTTCCTTTTCAATAACGGTCTGAACACTTTCACAGGCCTTCTGATAGTCCTCGGGAGAAAAGCCCTCCCAATTCCGGTCGATCGGAACATATCCTTTGAGCGCACCGTCCTCCACAACACTCAGCACAGGCAATGCGTGCTTTTTTCTTTTGTAAAATGCAGATGAACGGATAAGCTGGGCAGCGTTGAAGACATCCCGGCTGATGATAGCATCGTGATGATCACGCTTTCTGTATTTCGGGAGCTTGCCGTCATTCTTTACTGCCTTATGCGTTTTGAAATCAGGCGTGTAAGTCTTATGAGCAAGGACATCGCCGCAATGGCGCTCATTGTCTATAATTTGGGTTATCCATGAAGATTTCCACTCGGTATTGCCAAGCTTGGTTTCGCGCTGATAATCTGTCAGCAGATCCGCAATTTCCTTACTTGACCATCCGTTCACATACAGATAGTAAATGACCTTGACTGTCTCCGCCTCGGACTCGTTTATTACCAGTCCGCCGTCCTCGTCGTTGTCATAGCCCAGAAGCTCCGGAGTCAGGAAGATTCCGTTCTGGAAACGGCGCTGGACAGACCAGTTCATGATAAAAGACTTGGAGCGTGATTCCTCCTCTGCAACAGTAGCAAGGATCGTAAGCAGCATAGTTCCTTCGGCGCCCAGTGTGCAGAGGTTGTTTTCATCAAAGCACACGCCGACACCATAGTTTTTCAACTCCTGAACGATAGAAAGGCAGTCTACGACATTTCTGGCGAAACGAGCTATTGATTTTACAAGTACAAGCTGAACTTTACCTGCCTTTGCGTCTTCGATAAGTTGCAACATGCCCGCTCTATGTGACAGCTCGGTTCCTGAGATGCCTTCATCGCTGTAGATGCCGGCAAACTCCCAGTTCGGGTTGTCGTTGATTCGCTTGGTGAAGTCGTTTACCTGAAGCTCAAAAGAAGAGGTCTGCTCGTCATTCTGTGTAGAGACACGAACATAGGCAGCGACCTTCATTTTTCTGTTTTCAATGTCAAGATCGTTGTCTTCGTTTGCAGGGATGACCTCAATCTCTGATGGATCAACGCCCTTGTATTTTTCCCTGATCTCGCCTTTGTGTTCAGAATTTCTGATTCTGCGCTTTGACGCCTTCACTGTTTTCGCCCCTTTACTTTTCTACTCCCGGCAGCACCCAGTACCATGTCCGCATCTTCCGATATGGTTTGATACCGAGTTCTGTTTTGACCTCGTTCATTGTTTTATCGCCTATACGATGTTCAGCCATGATGCGCCTGATCTCCATAGATTCTACGGCACCCTTCTCCAACGCTTTCTTGATGAGTATTGCTGCAAGCTCGTGCTTGTTCTTCGGAAACGCCTCAAACACAGGCTCTACGCCCATACTGCTTGCACTTGACCGCTCAGAAGCTACTCCGAGCCAACGGAATCCGGTGGAAGGGCGAATCTCAAATGAGAGATCGGCGCCTTTGGAATCAAGGCTGTTCTTGACTTGCTTTACGATACGGACATCTTCGTCCTCGGGGCTTTTCTCAACCTGAATCACGCTGCGGGCGGCGGCGACAACATCAATACTGCCAAGTCCTCGATACAGGTCTTTTGCGCCTTCCTTTTTACTGAAGTGTCCGATCAGGACCACGGCGCAGTTATATGTAGATGCCCACATACCGATGCGGCGCATCAGCTTTCTTGCTTTCCCCGCTATCTGAAGGTCAGAATCATTCCCGATGTATGACTGTATGGGATCAATGACCAGAAGCCTCGGTCTCCATTCCGTAATAGCCTCTCTGATACGCTCGTCATCCAGAGTCAAACCGCTGTAGACCTCTTCATCGATAAAAGCGATGTTACTGCAATCAGCTCCTGCGGCCAGCAATCTTGGCTTGATCGTATCCTTCGCTCCATCCTCCGAACACTGATAGATGACTCTCTGTGGAATACCGAAAGCTCTGCCATCAGGTGTCGATCCGCCTTTTGACAGTTCGGCGATCAGATTCATCATCATGGTAGATTTGCCGCAGCCGGGGTCACCTTGCAGAAGTGTGATCTTACCGATCGCAATATATGGCTGCCACAGCCAGTTGACCGGCATCGCAGTCACATCGCTGTACAGCGTTAAGAGCTTTGATTCCACGGTTTCTCACACTTCCTTCCTGCATCACTATTTCATCTTCTATTATACATGATGCAGGGATATCTTACCATGAACGGATAGTTCATAATTATCCGAAATTCTATGAACTGGTAGTTCATAAAATCGGGTAAGATGGTGCTATAGCTAGAGGAGAAGTTGACCGCCATCTAAAAATATTCAAATCAGCTTGCTATGTAGTCGTCCTGGTGGTAATATAGATACTGCCAATGCGGGCCATATAGAAAGGCTGATATGAAGCATGGACTTAAACTACGAACTGATTGGAACACGAATCAGGCAATACAGAGAAGAAAAAAGCCTCTCGCAAGAGGAACTTGCTGACAAAGCTGGCATCTCATGGAGACATCTCAATTACGTTGAACATGGGGAGCGTAAGATAAGTGTTGATGTACTTATTGCACTCGCTAACGCCCTTGATGTAACCGCCAACGATCTCCTTGCTGATCACCTGACTGGCTCGAACAAAACATTCAATGATGAAGTCATTGACCTTCTGACCAACTGCACCCCCGCAGAAAAAGCTATCCTCATGGATATGCTCAGACACATGAAAAAACTCCTTCAGGAGCACGGAATCTAAAACAAAAATACTGCCCGCATAGGCAGCAGAGCATCCGGATCAGTTCTTGGGTGCTTCTGCTCTCTACGTGGGCAGTATTTCTCATATATTCTTCATTCGCCGGCTTTCAGCGCATAGTACAGCTTGGTGATGTATTCAGCCAGTTCGGCGCTCATATTCATCACAACCGATTTGCCAGAGATATTATCCAGCATTTCCTTGGCGGATGCAAAGATATCTCCCATATCGGAATCTGAATGATCGGTTTGATCTGCTTTCACAAATGCAACCGCTTCATCGATCAGTTTTGCAAGGTGTTCACCTTCAAGCACTGTCTTCAGCGGAATCGCATCCTGAGAATTGGCAGGATCCGGAAGCTTCAGCACAATACCTTCGCTGAGCACAGCAGCCAGTTTTTGCTCGGCATCCTCGCATCTGACGAGATATGTGCGGAGCAGAATTGCGATAATACGATCTCCGAAAGGAATGTCATCAATGCTCACAGAGTAAAATGGATGTTTCATTTTATGTACCTCCTACGTGGGTTTCTTTTGCTTATCAGCTTACTACAAAAAAATTTACATTGCAAGAGGTGACAGAAAAGTTTGTAATAGCATTACAAAAACGATGCCCACAAACTATGCTTTCAATCGGCAAATTATCTATGCCATTTGAAGCCGTAGTAAGTGGGCATTATGTTTATTTATAATATTCGGCGTACCACTGAGCGAACTTTCTCAGTCCTTCACGGATGCTGATCGTCGGTCTGAAACCGTAGTCATCCTCCAGAGCCTTGCTGTCTGCATAAGTCACAGGCACATCACCGGGCTGCATTCCGACGAGTTCTCTGTGTCCCTCAAAGTCATAATCAGCCGGAAGAACACCTGCGTTCACAAGCTCTTCCTGTAATGTGCTGATATAGTCCAGCAGGTTCTCAGGAGTACCGCCGCCGATGTTATACACTGCATAAGGCGGAAGCGGCAGTCCGTCCTCGCCATTCTGCTTCTCCGGCGCTCCCTGCATGACTCTGTACACGCCTTCAACGATATCGTCAACGTATGTGAAGTCGCGCTTGCAGTTGCCATAGTTGAAGATCTTGATCGTTCCGTCCTTGGCTAATGTGTTCGTAGCTGAGAAGTAGAACATATCAGGTCTGCCGGCAGGGCCGTATACTGTGAAGAAGCGCAGACCTGTGGACGGAATGTTGTAGAGTTTGGAATAGCTGTGCGCAAGCAGCTCATTGCTTTTCTTAGTCGCAGCATAAAGGCTCACAGGATTGTCAACCTTGTCATCAACACTGAATGGCACTTTCTTGTTACCACCATAGACAGAAGAACTGGATGCATAAACCAAATGCTCCACCGGATTATGGCGGCAGGCTTCAAGGATATTGTAGAAACCGATGATATTGCTTTCAATATACACATCCGGGTGGTCGATAGAATAGCGAACACCTGCCTGTGCTGCTAAGTTGACCACTACATCAAAGTGATACTCAGCAAACAGCTTGTCAATCAGCGCCTTGTCTGCGATTGAACCCTTGACGAATATATGCTTGACCGGCGAAGTGATCGCAGCTTCTTTGATAAGAGACAGACGATATTCTTTCAGCGCAGGATCATAGTAGTCGTTCATGTTATCAAGGCTGACAACCGTGCCGGAGGACATTTCTTTCAGCAAACGCAGCACAAGATTTGCACCGATAAATCCGGGAGAACCGGTCACAAGTATGGTCTTGCCGTTCAAGTCAATTCTTTCTTTGCTCATATCTTAATCCCTTCTGAACAGATCTCTTGTATATACCTTTTCTGCAACATCATCGAGAACAGAATCGTAGCGGTTAGCAACGATGCAGCCGCACTTCTTCTTGAACTTCTTCAGATCATTCACAACGAGAGAACCAAAGAATGTGCTGCCGTTTTCAAGTGTCGGCTCATAGATGATAACTGTAGCGCCCTTCGCCTTGATTCGCTTCATAACGCCCTGAATAGAGGACTGACGGAAGTTGTCTGAGTTGGATTTCATTGTGAGTCTGTATACACCCACAACGACTTCTTTCTGCTTGCTTTCCTGCTCAGCGGAGTAATCAGCACTGTTGCCGTAAGTGCCGGCGATCTCCATGATTCGGTCAGCAATGAAGTCTTTACGAGTACGGTTAGACTCGACTATAGCAGTCATCATATTCTGAGGAACATTCTGATAGTTGGCAAGAAGCTGCTTTGTATCCTTGGGCAGGCAGTAGCCGCCGTAGCCGAAGGACGGGTTGTTGTAATAGTCGCCGATACGGGGATCAAGACAGATTCCGCGGATGATATTTGCGGTTTTCAGTCCCTTGACCTCTGCATAAGTATCCAGTTCATTGAAGTAGCTGACACGAAGCGCAAGATATGTATTCGCAAACAGCTTCACTGCCTCAGCCTCAGTAGTAGCCATAAACAGGACATCAATATTCGGCTTGATCGCGCCATGCTGGAGCAGTGCTGCAAACTCCTCAGCTGCTTTCATGTTCGCTTCATCGGAGCCAACGATGATACGGCTCGGATAGAGGTTATCATACAGCGCCTTGGATTCACGAAGGAACTCCGGGCTGAAAATGATATTGTCCATGCCCATCTTCTCACGCACCTGAGCAGTATATCCAACAGGAATAGTGGACTTAATTACCACAGTCGGCTTGTTCTTCTTTTTGTCTGTTACTGTCTTAATGAGAGAGAGAACCGCTTCAACCGCCGAGCAGTCAAAGAAGTTGGTCTTGGGATCATAGTTCGTAGGTGCGGCAACGATGATGAAATCCGCATCCTTGTAGGCAGATTCTCCGTCGGTTGTAGCTTTGAGGGAAAGCTGACGCGCTTCATGCTCTGCAAGGTACTGCTCGATGAAGTCATCCTGAATCGGAGACTGCCAGTTGTTAAGCTTCTCAACCTTCTCCGGAACGATGTCCACAGCTGTTACATCGTTGTGCTGAGACAGCAGAACAGCAAGGGACAGTCCCACATATCCGGTACCTGCCACAGCGATCTTCTTGCGTTCAATCGGCGCTGACTCCACTGCGTCATCTTCCAGAACATCAGCATTGTCAAAACCAAGGACTGTGCTGAGTGCAAGGAGCTGATCCACAGACGGTGTATAGTCTTCACTTTCCAGTCTGGAGATGATTGAACGGTTGATGCCTGTCTTTTTTGACAGGGTAAGCTGCGACATCTTGATTGCCTTTCTTCTGCTTACAACAGTCTCAGCAAGCAGCTTCGAAGATAAGTGCTTCATAAGTACCTCCTATGCAAAGTGTTACCACTAGCAACACTTGTGATTTCTAATATGATGATATTATTATAGCAGATGTTATGCAAAAAGTCAATGTATACGTTGCCAAATATGAACTAATAAAAACAATTCAGTTTATACATTGTGGCACTCGTGTTGCTAGCGGTAACACATATAAAAGCCCACTAAGCGGTTACCGGATTCATTCGGCAGTTGCTCAGTGGGCGGAGGTGGTTATTCAGTTATGATCCATTTACCTTTACGGTTTTCTTTATCTCTATGAATTTTCCCTTCTTGCTTAAGGATTTTTATTGCATTTTCAATCTGTCTTTTCGATGCACCGACAATTGATTCAAGTTCTGTATTCTTCACTTTAGGATTAGCACATATTGCTTGATAAACTAAAGCAACTCTTTTTTGTATTTCTTCAGCTTTCGCACCTTTTTTCGCACCTTTTTGCAAAACGGGCGAAACTGTGCCTTTATCCACTAAAGGTAAAATGATAATTGTCTTATCAGGCTCATTTGGTTCGTTGCTGCCGAAATGTTACTCAATAGTTGGTTCGACATAACCAGCATCCTCCCAAATTGAGAAGATATCAGGCACACCGCTTTCGCTTGATTTATGATGTTTCGACCGCAATATCCTCTTCGGTGATAACCACACGCTGGATTTGTCCGGCGTTCTCGGCATTTACCTCACACCCGATGCTCTCTTCTATAGTCTGAAGCAGCAGATCCTCCTTGATCGTCCTCAGCTTGCAGCCATTTCCTTTCCGTCCCTCATGGCGTCCTCTGCAGGTCCATACCTTATGCTTGATTCCTTTCGGGCCGTTCAGTGTACGTCTTGTCATCGGTTCACCGCACTCGCCGCAGAATAGCTTTCCGTACAGGAAGTGCGGTCTGCCGCCAATTCTTCCGACCGCAGCCGTAACAGCTTTCTTTTGTCGTATGATCTCCTGCACGGTATCCCATGTTTTCCTGTCCACAATGGCTTCGTGATCATTTTCAAGATAATTGCTATCATACGGCACTCTTTCATCCGGCTTCTTCGTCAGGAAATTCTTTGGAGGCTGCTTCTGCAGCAGCTTATCTCCCATATATGTCTCGTTTTGAAGGATATACATGATATTATTATGCGCAAGCGGCTGACCTTTTTTCGTTCGGATACCATAATCTGTCAGTAAACGGCGGATCTCCTCAATGCTCTTGCCTTCAATATACATCTGAAAGATCATGCGAACCGCATCCGCATCCTGATTCGGTACAAGTTTGCCGTCAACACAGTCATATCCAAGGATACGGTTATTCCCGAGGTTATACTCTCCGCGCTTGAAGCGTTCCCGATATCCCCACCTGACGTTTTCCGAAATAGAGCGGCTCTCGTCCTGCGCGATTGCAGAGAGAAATGAAAACATCATGGAACAGGAAGGCTCGGCGGTATCCAGATTCTCCTTATCGAAATGAATATCAACGCCGTTACCGTGCAGAAGATTGGCGTATTTCTGGCAATCCACGATATTTCGTGAAAATCTGGATATGCTCTTTACAAGGATATAGTCCACTTTGCCATTCAGCGCATCCTTGATAAGTCTCTGAAATCCCGGGCGGTTTGAGGCCTTGACACCGCTTTTCTCGTCGCTGTATACTCCGGCAAAGTCCCAGTCATCATGCGCCTGTATGAGCCTTGTGTAATAGGAAAGCTGCGCCTCGTAGCTTTCTTCCTGCTCGTCCAGAGTTGTAGACACACGGCAGTAAGCCGCTACACGCTTCTTATGCTGATCTCTGATTCTGGGGATTCTTGTAATCTTCATTTCTTATCCCTGCCTTTCCCTTTACTTGTCTTTTTCTTTTCAGCTTTCCTCTGCTGCTGATTATAATAGCGCTTTGCAATTCTGCCCGGAAGATCCGAATCATAAAATACGTCTGAAGGAACCGTTGTCACAAGACCACATTTCCAGAAGACTTTCATGGATCTGTCATCCGGATCAGGTGTTCCTTTCACTTCCAAAGCAATCAGTTCCTTTGTGGTCCTGATGTGTTTTCCGAACTCAATATGATCAACAAGATCATCCACCCACCAATAATCGACCTTTTTCATTCTGGGATATTCTCTTTTGTATCTCAGCATAATTTCTGCCTCAGAGCCGAATTTTGGGCTATCAAGTTTCTTCTCTACAATGCCGGCGTCCAATGTGTGATAAGCATTGAGCAGCGCTTGATCCACAAAGCTTGCACGGATAATAAACTGCCGGCAGGCATGCTCACCGATCTCACAGCTCCATCCGCTTCCGGGTCTTTGTATCTTGATACTCCTCTTAAACAGTCTGGAACCGCAGATCGGACACACGAGCTTGTCTCCGAGCGGATACTGATTGTTATACTTACCGGGCATATCCGGATGAGGTGTTCTTCTCAATGCAAAGATCTGCTTACAACGGTTGAACTGTTCTCTGCTGATGATAGCTTGATGATGATTTTCAATATAGTAACTGGGCACCTCAGTGGTATCATTCTTTATTTGCTTATGTGTAATATGGCTTTCGCAGATGGTCTTTTGCAGGAGAATATCTCCACAGTATCTTTCATTCTGAAGCATTAACCGCACTGTACACATGGACCACGTTTCGCAGTTTTCCGGTGTTGGAACATGATTGCTCTGTAAATGCTTCATGATCTTGTCGATGGACTCACCGTGCTCATACAGCGTGAATATTTCCTTCACAACCCTGGCCTGTTCCGGCACGATCTGGTATTCTCCGTTTTCATTCTTCTCGTATCCGTACAGTTTGCTCCAACGGGATCTTCCTTCTTCAAAACGTTTCCTGATGCTCCATGTCGTATTCAGCGAAATTGAGCGGCTTTCCTCCTGTGCAAATGCGGCAAGGACAGTCAAGAGCATTTCTGAGAATGCAGTTCTGGTATCGATATGATTGCTTTCAAAGATGAGATGTACGCCGATATCATTAAGGTGTCTGACAAATGTCAGGCATTCAAGGGTATTTCTGGCAAAGCGGGAAATACTCTTGGTTACGATCAGATCGATTTTTCCGGCTTCACAATCCCTGATCATTTTGCGGAATTGTTTTCGTTTTGAAACACTGGTACCTGTCATCCCTTCATCTGCATAGATACCCGCCAGCGTCCATCCGGGTCTGCTTTCAATCATATCCGTGTAGGATCTGACCTGATTCTCGAAGCTGGTTCTCTGCTCTTCATTGTCTGTAGACACACGGCAGTATGCAGCAACTCTCAATGTTTGTGCAGTATCCGATTCATCGGGCATCTGCGGCTCAAGAATGATCTTTTCAATATTCATATTTTGCTCCTTTCTGAATAGGATCAACTGAGTATTATCCCTCTGCGTTATCCTATTATCGCGTAAAACAGCTGATATATCAAGTCATTCTGCGATCATAAATCGGAGAATAATGCCGATACTTTCGGAGTATAACTGGTCAATATACAGAAAAAAGCGGCCTCCTGTAATCAGAAAGCCGCATGGTATTATTTATTTTTCCGCACTTCTTCAACAAGCTCCGGAAACTGTGACGGGTACCTCAGAAGGTAAGCGTTCCATAATTCTGCCTTGTGTCTTGGATCCTGTGAGTCACGCAGCACACCGGAGGATAATGTTGTTATAATACCGCATTTCCAGTGGACACTCACTGTTCTGTCATCAATTCCGCCGTTTTTCAGTTCAGAAGCCGTATGGCTGTGCAGTCCGAAGCTGATACTTTCCACCAGATCATCCAGCCACCAGTAATCCAGTTTACTGAATGCCGGGTATTTTTCTTTTACTTGCAGAAGCAGTTCTGCATTCTCTGCTCTGTCGGTATTTTTGCTATTTACGATACGCTTCACTTCTTCTAAATCAAGCGTTTCATAGGCTTTAAGAATTGCTTTTTCCACCTCTTGTGACGGTATTGCGAATTCTCTGCACGCTCCTTCTCCTTCACAACAGAAATGAGCATAGCAGTTCTGGATCAACAGCTTTCTTTGGCGGAGAACATGACCGCAGTAAGGGCAGCGGAAGAATTCTGCATACGGATACTGCAAAGGCGCTGTTCTTTTTTTGAGTTCAAGAATTACATTACACCGTTCAAACTGTTTTCTCGAAATAATGGGTTCATGATGATTTTTGATATATACGCTAGGCAATGCTCCGTTATTCAGGCGTGAACGATGGGTGATATAATCCTTTACATAGTATTTCTGAGCTATGATATCACCAACATATTTCTCATTTGCTATCATGTAGTGAATCCTTGAATGGTCCCAAACCTTATCTTTTCCGTCAGGTCTCGTATATCCTTTCTCATACAGTATTCTTGTTATCTCAGGAACAGATGTCCCGTGTTCATATAAATCAAAAATCAGTCTGACGGCTTCCGCCTCTCTGGGAACGATTTCTATATTATCATTTGCTTCATTCTTTCGGTAACCGTAGCACCTTATCAAAAGCGGTTCACCGTTCTGAAGCCGTTTCCGTTTTCCCCATCTTACATTCTCCGAATGTGAATGACTTTCTTCCTGGGCGAACGCTGCAAATACCGAAAGCAGTATTTCGGATGAGATCATATCTGTATCGATTCCTTCTTTTTCAAGTATTAATCGGACACCAAGATCTCTGAGCTTTTTGATACAATTCAGCGCATCAAGCGTATTACGCGCAAATCGGGACAGTGATTTACAGATCACGCAATCTATAAGGCCTTTTTCACAGTCTTCAAGCATTCTGAGGAACTCCTTACGTCTCGCCATCATTGTCGCAGAGGTTCCTCTGTCGGCGTAGATCCCTGCAAACTCCCAGCCGGGCTCTGAAGAAATCTTTTCTGTATATACTGCAACCTGTGTTTCGTAACTGGTAAGCTGCTCTTCAGACTTTGAGGAAACACGACAATAAGCGCATACACGCAGCTTTGGCTTTGTGGTCCCGGAAATATCCTGATTGAGTATTCGCTTTATCTTTGTGCTTCCCACAGTTTTACCTCCTTTTCAGCGATCTTTTGACCTTTTTCCATCAGATATTTTTCTTCAGCAGAGAATACCGATCTTCCGCCTCCGATTGTCCCGTGTTTTATCAATTCCTGAACAATGTCGAATAACTCGTGGCTTACGATTGCCGGATGATGCCCTTCAATAAGGATCTGATCGACAAAACCTTTATTCTTGACTCTCTTTTCCTTTCCGTTACTGTCAATAATCGTACATTCTTTATTGGACAGGAAATCACCCACATAGTTCTCACTGCGAAGAAGCAGCGCCACAGTAGGCTTTGTCCATACTTTTTCGCTTCCTTCCTCTCTTTCCATACGATTCATTTCATCTCTGATCTCAGCGTATGTGTGGCAAGTAGCTGCCATGTAGAATGCCATTCTGACAACTTCGGCTTGATTCGGAACAATCACCCAGCCATGATTTTTACCGTCAGATGTGTAGCCATATCTTGGAGGAGACCATGTTTCTCCTCGTTCAAGGTGTTTCATTCTACTCCATGCCTGATTCTGTGATAAAGAAATGCTCTCTTCCTGCGCGATCGTTGCAAGTATACCGAGTATCAATTCGCCGGTCATGGTATCTGTATCAAGATTTTCCTTCTCAAATAACACACGAACCCCAAACTCCTTGAGATGTCTGACAGTCTCAACACAGTCTGCCATGTTTCTTGCAAATCGAGATATGCTTTTCGTCAGGATAAGATCGATCTTGCCGTCTTCACAATCCTTTATCATTCGATTCAGCTCTGTGCGGTTGTACATCTTTCTACCGCTCTTTCCGTGATCGCCGTACACTCCGACAAACTCCATTTCAGGATCGGAGCTTATCAGTCTTTCGTAATACTCGCACTGAACCTCAAAAGAGCCATCCTGAGTATCACTTGCAGTGCTGACACGGCAGTATGCACACGCTCGTATTTTCTTGTTTTCCATGAATACCTCCTTATCTGACCACCGTCTTCTGCGGTCATCCTATATTGGCATAAAACAGCGTACATAGCAAGTCATTCTCGCATTTTTTTGAGATCACAGGCGGAATTATTCTACGGTATTTCTTATGTAAACAGAGGGGGCGTTCCCTCTGTTCTGTAAGGTCACTCCTTGACAAGAGTGCCGCTGTAAGTGTCATTACCGATCTGCAAAGTCACGGCGACACCGGCCTTCTTATCAGGGATTTTCTTTTCATCCGGAACAGGAGGCGGTGATGCCTTACCCCAGCCGTTCAGCCCCTTGCCCTTGATAATTGTCGGGAAATCCTTATAGCAGATATCCAGATCCACATTGCCGTTGATGCCAGCGACCTTGCCCTTCTCAGAGTGCTGCCAGATACCGTAAGCACCGCTGTAATTTGTCTGATCGACCCAGTGCGCCAGCCAGATCGTGTACCATGACTTGATATCATCGGCGGTATGCGTGGTGAGCGAGGAGGCAGAACCGTACAGACCGACAAAATAGCCTGCACTCTCAACCTTTTTAAGGAACGCGCGCATGATAGCCGAGACCTGTTCCTTGCCGAGGTCAAACTGCTTCTTTTCCTCAAGATCGAAATAGACGGGCATCTCGAACTGCTTTCCCTTGATAACGGACAGGAAAACATCCGCTTCCAGTTCTGCTTCCTCCGGAGTCATGGCATAGGAGTACCAGTACGCACCGACCGGGATGCCAGCCGTCTTTGCGCCGGCGTAATTCTGCTCAAACTTCTCGTCTTTCTGCTTTTCAAGTCTGCCGTAACCCGCACGCAGGATCGCAAAATCAATGCCGTCCGCTTTGACCTTACCCCAGTCAATATTTCCGTTGTGAACGCTCACATCAATACCCTTCATATCCTCGCCCCCAAAATACTTGTAAAAATCATCGGTCACCGTGCTGTTGCCGTGGACTTCATCGCCATACCACTTGCCGTTCGGACGCACATCGACGTGCGTGTACTGGTAAGCGGCGGTAATATTTGCAATGCCCCTGAACCCGATATCCTGCGCCTTGCAGCAGACCACCTTGGAGGAAATCGGCTGTCCATCCTGCCCGTAACAGCAGATGTCAGCGGCATTGCCGAGTGTATGCTGTCCGGTACCGCTGCCCTTCACCGCCTTGTCGTGAGCGGAACATCTGAAGCCGGAAGTCACAATGATCTTGGAGCAGTTCAGGGCGGCATATAGCTGTTCCAGCTTCTGCACCAGTTCATCAGACACACTGAACTCGTGCTCTTTTCCGCACTTACAGCGGAACTCTTTTGCATTGAAATGCGGGGAAAGCTGTGTGGTATCATTGAATTCATATTTCTGGATCATAATTCTTTCCTTTCCGCGAAAAATCGCTTGTTTTAGCTTGACTAAAACGGTATACTAATGCTATAATTAGAAAAATGAGTCTCTTTTCAGAATTGTGTTGCTGTGATAAATCAGAATGCGAGGTGATTGCTGTGTCCTATTATGATGAAGACTTTAAGTTGGCCGAAGTCATATCCTTCCTGAAAAACAGAGACTATTCCTCCTTCGACTTCCGCTGCGAATACACCGCCAATGATGCCTTGATTTCTATAAAAGACACAGACGCGCTCCTTACCATCTGCAATGTTCCGGACAATATGATTCCGGAGCAAACCGTCATACAGGTGATAGATGTGCTGGAGCATCTGGATGAATGCATCGAACAGGCGTCTGACTGGCTCACATCCCATGAATTCGAACTCGGATTGCAGCACATCAAAAATGACTGGAAACCCGGGAAAGCATGGGTCAGAAGGGTCAAAGCGTTTTGCGAAGAAAAAGAAAGCATACGTGACAGAATGAAAAAAAGATATACAGTATCCGAGATCTGTTTCAGAT